CTTATGTTTTCGCTGCTAATCAAGTCGGCGTATCTAATACTGCTACACTAAGAGTTATAGCCTCACCTCGTGGAGGACATGGTTCTGATCCCCTATCAGAACTATTCTGCTCTAGAGTAGGGGTAACAACCACATTTGCTAATAGTCAAAGCAATACAATAACAACAGACGGCGATTATAGAACAGTCGGTATCCTTAGAGATCCAATGTTTGCTAATGTTGTGTTTAATATATCTAGCGAAAATGGTACTTTTCAAGTGGGAGAAAGCGTAAGTCAGACATATTCAGGTAAAACTGCTTATGGAATAGTAGAAAATATTGGAGTAGGAACAGTTAAAGTATCAAATACTGTTGGATTCTTTACAACAGGATATACTATTGTGGGTAATACATCTTCTGCAAACGCTCAAGTGGACACTATTATTAATAATGGAGTTGCTAAACAATTTGATACCTTTTCTCAACTATACAGATATGAAGGCACTTATGTTACGGCAACAAAATTCACAGAGCATGAAACCGTATATCAAGCAAATGTTGCGATAGCAAATGCTGTCTTCCACTCAAACAATTCTTCCGGCAATACTGTATATCTTTCTGAAAAATTAGGTCCGTTGTATTCTTCAAATACTCTTACGGGCAATTCAAGTGGTGCTATTTTCAATATAAATACAAGTTATGAACCAGATTTAGTTATGCAAAGTGGCGACATTCTGTACCTTGAGAATTTTGATGCTGTAAACAGATCAAACACACAGTCTGAAACTATTAAGTTAATATTAGAGTTTTAAGAGGATTTAAATGTCAATTCAAACTGATCTTAGCGTTGCTCCATATTTTGATGACTTCAAGGAGTCAAAGAATTACAACAAAATCCTATTTAAGCCTTCGGTTGCCGTACAAACCAGGGAACTAAACCAACTACAGACAATTCTACAGAATCAGATTGAACGCTTTGGTGATAATATTTTCACAAAGGGAACTATTATCAATGGATGTAACTTTCAGTATTATACAAACTATCCTTATGTAAAGATCAGAGACTTACAGGGCGACCTTCAGCCAGTGGCTATGGGTAACTATACTGGTTTATTCGCAAAAAATGGTGCAAATCTTGTTTCACAAGTTCTAGAAGTAAAGACTGGATACGAGTCATTATCGCCAGATTTGAATACTCTTTTTGTGAAATATCTAAACTCTGGTACAACATATAATGCCAATGCATATTCAGCAGATGACGTTCTTACTCTATATGATGCAAACAATTCTATCTTCAAGGTAGTTGTTCCTGTTGGCGGCACTGGTCAAGGCTTTAGTAATTCTGACTCTATTGTGTTCATGTCTGCCATGACACTTAATCACTCAATTAACGTTGGTGATACCATCAACGATCCAGTATCAAAAGCCAACGGCGTTGTTGTTTCTATTAATACAACCGCTGTCTCTGGCGCAAATCTAATTTCAGTTCGTCCATATGCTAACTCTCTAACAAACACTTCAATCAATTCCACATCATGGACATTTACCACAGGCAATACTGTGTTAATTAACAATACTGTCTCGGCTGGAGTTACATCAATTATTGGTTCTGGAGCAACAGCAACACCAGTTACAGACGGCGTTGGTAAAATTAAAGACGTTCTAATGATAACACAAGGTGATGGATATATCATTCCTCCTTATGCCACTATCAAAACGTCAAATACCACCGCTAACGTTGCTCCTGCCGCGATCAATCTAACGGCGCAGAACTATCTAACAACATTAACAGTAGCAAATAACACTCTATCTGGTGCAACACCTCCAACTGGTTCTGGTTTTGCTTTTGGCGTTTCTGAAGGTGTGATCTATCAGAAGGGTTATTTCTTATTTGTAAATCCTCAGACAACCATTGTATCAAAGTATACAAATAAGCCAGATGAAATCGCTGTTGGTTTCAGCACCTCAGAAGAAATTATTAATAGCAATATTGATAACACTTTATTAGATAATGCCAGTGGTTCTCTAAACTATCAGGCTCCTGGTGCTGATCGTCTAAAACTCACACCAGAACTTACTGTTATCTCTGCTGCTGACGCTTTAGGCAATACAGACTTCTTTACAATCACACAATTCTCTCTTGGTCAGCCATATCTACAGAATCAAGAAACACAATATAGTAAAATTGGCGACAAGATGGCTCAGAGAACTTATGATTCTGCTGGTGACTATGTTCTTGATAACTTTATGCTTACAACCAAAACTGCTGCAAACACTATAGACGAAAGCGGATCTTTCAGAGTTACGATTGATCCTGGCGAAGGTTATGTTTCTGGCTATAAAGTAAAGACCACCAAAAATTATTCTCTTGTAATTGATCAAGGTATTGATGATACTACAGTCAATTCAGCAACAATCAATCTTGCTTATGGCAACTATGTTCTTGTTGATGAACTAGGCGGAACATTTGACTTTACTCTAGGTGATCTAGTTACACTATATGATACAGCGAAAGAGTATCTAACTACAACAGCCGACTTTACAACAAACGATCTAACTGCCGTTGGTACAGCAATTGGTACAGCAAGAATTAGATCATTAGTTCTAGATTACGGTGTTCCTGGTACTCCATCAGCAGTATATCGTATGTATCTATATGATATCAACATGTACACTGGTTACAATTTCAGAAGCGTAAAATCTATTCGTTATACAAACGCAACTTATACTGGTATTGCTGATACTGTTCTTAGCGTAGATCCTGCAACTAATGAGTATATCGCCTCTGTTGCTAATACTTCTGGATCAGCAATGATCTTTGATATTGGTTCAAAAGCAACACACACAACAGCAAATATTGCTTATTCATATAGAACGATAAAGACTGGAAATACTTCTGGTACTATTGAAGTTTCTCTTTCTGGCGATGAATATTTCCAATACACAGCAAATGCCGCTCTTTCTGGATCACAACTTTTAGATTTCGATTTAACATTTACCGCAAACGCTCAGGCCGCGGCTAATCTTACCGGGACTGTTGCCGTTGCTGCTTCTGGCAATAACTGGATTATTGGTTCATCAACAACATTTGTTTCTGATCTTGTTGCTGGCGATTATGTAAAAATCTTTAGCAATACCATCACACAACAAATTCGTAGAGTAGATTCTGTTGTTAATAATACTTTAATCATAGTAAATTCAAACACTACAGTAGCAAATGCTTCTACAAAAATCGTAAAATATTTCCCAGAAGACGCATACGTTTCTCTATCTTCCCATGGTGTTTCTGCTAATATTGATTCTTCTGGTCAATTATTGACAATTGATTTAAATGAAACATTAAGTGCAAATGTTGAATATGCTATTTCAACAAATATTCTTGTTGTTAATGCTACACCATCAGTAAAGACTTCTAACAGAGATACTACAGTAAAAATTAATATTGCTAATAACGCTAGTGGTAATAACACTGTTGGTCCATGGTGCTTGGGTGTACCTGATATCTTTAGATTGAAATCCGTAAGAAAGGCAGTTAATACAGCCATTCTCGCCGCTAATACTTCAACTTATACAAACTCAACATTTATTGATGTTACAAACGACTTCTATATTGATCACAATCAAAATCTAGATTACTATGATTATGGATATCTTTATAAGAAGCCAAGATCAAACCTAGCATTAGCGAATAACGAAGGTCTAATTGTAGTGTTTGATCACTTTACCAATTCAACTCCAGGCTTCTTTACAATTGATTCATATTCTATTGATGATACAAAAACATATTCACAATTGAACTCAACAAAAACAGGCGGCGATATCAATACAAATGAAATTCCTGAACTTTACACAACGTCAGGAAAATACATTGATCTCATTGACAGCGTAGACTTTAGACCAAGAGTTGTTGCTACAGCAAATACAACAGCAGCAAACGTGAATATCTCTACAACAAATCCTGCCGCCCTAGACGCAAACAATAGATTCGGCGCGAGCAACACTCTTGCCGAAGTTGGATTTCCAGTTCCTGATAGCAGATTTATTTCTGATCTATCACACTATCTAGGTCGCGTTGACAGAATTGTAATTGATAAGACTGGTAGAATTTATGACGTTAAGGGTAAACCAAGTAACGCTGACACTCTAAATGCTCCTGCACAACCAGCAGATACAATGACTATTAATCTACTGTATATTCCACCTTATCCAAATATTCCTCAGCAGAAATCTACAAATCTTGTTACAATTCTAGATAAGGGTATTGCCAACGAAAAGTTCTCTGTTCAAAGAGATGCTAACCACGAAATTGCTATACCTCTACTAAATTCTGATAATATTAAAAATTATCAGGCAAGACGTTATTCAATGCAGGATATTCAAACTCTTGAAAAGAGAATTGCTATGCTCGAAAAGCAGGCTGCTCTAACACAACTAGAAACACAAATAAAAGATTTAACTATTCCTTCTTCTCTTGATCCTGGTATTAATAGATTTAAATATGGATTCTTTGCTGACGATTTCAAAACGTCATTCTATTCTGACATATTAAATCCAGAATACAACGCATCAATTATCAATAATGAAGTTGTAGCAAAACAATATTTCTGTAACTTTGAATTTAAATTTGCCAATACTGAAAATGCTACAGGCAAACTACTAAGTTTACCATACGGTCAGCACACTATAACAAGTCAACTTGTTGCCACAAGCGGGCCAGTCATAACATATCCTGCTCGTGGAACTTATATTACACAATATTGTTTAGGCAATGATTTATATTACACTCTCGCTGATGGTAATGGTGGAAGTTATGATGAATTACATGAAGCAAATAGTCCTACTTGCGGCGGCGGAACAACATATCCTCCTTATGGAACATATCTTCGCACATATTGCGGTTCAATTTATGATAAGCATGATGTATATGCTAATGGCAGTGGCGGAGAATATGAAGTAGTTACACAAAATAGTCCGGATTGTGGAAAACCAATTGATCCTCCAACGCCGGTTCCTTTCGTGGGTATTCTAACAAGTAATCCCGATACCTTTACTCTAGAGACTACATCTTCTACACTAACATATTATACTTACGCATATTATGGATACAATAACTACGATTATGGATATTCATTCCAGGGTGGAGCCGCAGATTATTTTGTAACAACAACAGATTATTATGGATATTACGGCGGATATAATGGTTATTATCTAGAGGGAACTCAGCAAGAAACAAATTACTATTTCTCTGCTTCTCAGTCTTTCACATTTACTGCAACTGGATTGAAACCATTAACAGAACACACTTTCTATTTTGATGGTGCTGACTTATCTTCAAGATGCCAACCTTTTGGTAAAAATCAAGGTGACGCTCTTGTGACTGATGCAAGTGGACAAATAAGTTTCACATTCTATTATGATGCCGGTACACCAGAACAAACCACTGATTATTCTTATGCACAAAGTCTACTAAATAATCTTGCTGGTGATAAAGTTTGCACACTTACTGCGCCAAACTCACAAGCATCAAAAACCATAAGAATAGTGAAAGGTTCAGATTATCAAGTATCATCTCAACCAACAGTAACAACAACAGAACCTGTTGAAGAAACTTCGGTTCAGACTGAACAAACCTTGACGTTATTGTTCCCACCAGGCGAAAATGCTGGTTGGTATGATCAATATGGCAATTTAGTACAACTTTATTAAGACTATAGATATGCTTAGGAGAAAGTTTTAAATGTATATTATTTCTCAAACTTTTTATTTGGATAAAAACGCTTTTCATGGAGCAGATAGTGCTTTCGTGTCTGGCGTTGACTTATTTTTTAAAAAGAAACCAAACGCAACAAATAATTCTTCTGGCATAACAAATCCTGGTGTTATCGTATCAATTTTGGATACAACATTCAGCGGTGCACCAAATAGTATGGCAGAATATAAGAACTCTGTAACAAGAGAATCTTATGGTAATATTGCAACAAGTACCGGTGCTGTTACAGCAACAACATTTACGTTTTCTCAACCTATTATAGTTAAAACAAATACTTCATATTCTATTCAAGTAAAGTTTGAAGATCCTGATTACGATGTGTGGACAGCAAAAACCGGCGATGCTTTAGTAGGAACTAATAACGGATTTTCTGGATTCTCAAATGAATCACAAGGACAATTATTCGATTATGTTACAGCAGGTACAGTAACTCCTCGTGCTTCAACACAATTAAAGTTCAGACTTAAAGTTGCTAAATTTACTGCAAATACAGAAACTTATTATCTTACAAATAAAGACTTTGAGTTTTTAACTGTATCAAATCAAACGGCAAAGTTTACAGGCGGCGAAAAAGTATTTCAAGTAGAAGCAAACGCTACAGGCACTGTAAGTTTTACTTTAGGTGGAACTACTTTAACTGGAAATGGTACAAACTTTTCTACGGCGGTTGCTGTTAGTGGTCATGTAGTATTGTTTGCTAATAGCAGCACATATTCTGTCCGTCAAGTAAATTCTATTACTAATGCTACATCATTAACTGTAACAGAACCTTTCTCATATACAAATGCGGCCGCAAACTTCTTTGTAGCACCTGTTGCTAAAGCGTATTCAGCAAATCAACCAGCAAACACAGTATATCTAGTGGATTCATTTGCAAATAGTTCATTAAAGTTTGATAGTGCTGCCACAATTGCTGGCGAAATCTCTGGCGCAACAGCAACTATCGTTAGTGTTGATAACATTGCTGCTGCTCAGTTTAAACCAGAAATTGGTGTTACTGTACCATCAGACGGTAGTGCTATTCTATCATATGTTTTTGCCGCATTAGACGGTGGATCATATAAAGTAAATACAAGCAATTTCAAAGAAATCAACAACAATAAATTAGAATTGATTGACACATATAATGCTCTAGTAATGTCTAGATCAAATGAAGTTTCTAATCCAACTTATCTTTATGGTGATAGAAAAAAATCTGCCGTATTAAAAGTTGAATTAACAGAAAAGGGCGAAGCCAATAATTCATATAGCGTAGTCTTTAACAGTCCATATCTATATGGCGAAAAACTTGATATGTTCGTCGGTAAGAACAACATTAATAATGATGTTACTGATGAAAATACAAGATATGGCAATTGTATTTCTAAACACATTACGACTAAAATTACATTTGATCAAGGCAAGTCAGCCGAAGATGCTCTATTATATCTCACAGCATATAAGCCTGCAGGCACTGATCTTGTTCCTTACATCAAGATTCATAATACAAAAGATCCAGAAGCATTTGACGATAAAGATTGGACAAGAATGGTTCCTCTATATAGCAGCAATGCGGTAGTCAGTAGCACAGCCACAAAGAACTATCTAGAATACGCTTTTGGTATTCCATCTTCTCCTCAGATTGACACCACACTCACTGGTACTGTGACTACAACCTTTAATGATACTACAATTGTCGGTAGTGGAACAAACTTCTCTACAGATTTAACTGCTGGCGATGTTATCAAAGTATATTCACCAATTTTCCCAGAACAGTTTCAAATTGCTCTTGTATCAATTGTTAATAGCGCAACATCTTTAGATATTAATGTCCCGATTGCAAATAACAGTCTTTCTGGTTCTGGATTTAAAATTGATGTACTTAAATATCCTCAAGGGGCGTTTATCAATCAACAGAACGGTAATATTGTAAGATATTATGGATCTGATCTAAATGAATATGATACATTTGATACTATGCAATTCAAAATTGATATTCTTTCTGATAATGTCAATGTTTCACCAAGAATTAACAATATTCGTGCATTAGGAGTTAGCGCATAATGCGACCCGGGTTACAGACAGATAAAAAATATATAAGCACATCAGTACCAGGTCTTATTCGAGACTTGAGAAGCGGCGCAGTAATAAATAACAACGACTCTGAATATAATACTTTTATGAATGAAAGATCAAGACGCGCACAACAACATAATCTTGCAAAGAAGGTTGACATCTTAGAAAAGTCAATAGAAGATATCAAACAAATGTTAAATATTTTGGTGACCAAAAATGGCAATTAATACTGCAAACGTAAATATCACTACAGATACGTTTAAAGACTGGATAGATAAGACAGATGAGATAGCCCATAAGTTATCTACAGAAGTCGTAACAGCAAACGGCACGGCAGGTATCACTACCGGCAATGCTTATGTGAATGGCATTTTTGCAGCAAACACGCTTGTTGTTGTTTCTAATATTCGTGGTGGTAATGTTGGAACTGCAAACACATTAAACATTAGCAGCAATGTTTTACAACAGAATGTTACTTTGACTGTATCTGGTTTAGTTTCTTGCAATTCAAGTGCCAATCAGATTGTAGATTCCTTTGGTCTTACAAACAGCAGGGCAACAAAATATTTTCTTCAGGTAAACACAGCCGTAGGATATCAGTCAACAGAAATTATGGTTTTACATGACGGTGGAACAAACGTATATTCTACTGAATATGCTACATTAAGCACAAATGGTATTCAAGGCGTATTCTCTGTGAATGTAGCATCTGGTAATGTTAATTTATTAGTTACTCCTACTCCAGCAGTTTCGGATGTAAGTTTCCAAAGAACGTCATTAAAAGTATAAATATATAATAATAGGTATTAACAATGGCCGCAAAAGCAAATATTATTGTAGATCAAGCCACAACGTTTAATACGCAATTGGTAATTACGGACGATAACGATTTTCCTATTGATCTTACTGGTTATGATATTTACGCTAAGTTTAAGAAGTGGTATACATCATCAAATTCTGTCAGTTTTGTTATAGATGTGCCTACACCCTCCCAAGGAATAGTAAATCTTAATTTGAGTGCTAATACCACGGCAACTCTAGATTATGGTAGATATGTATATGATATCATTGCACTTAAAGAAAGTGACGGTACAATAACTAGAATCATTGAAGGAATACTTACAGTAACACCGGAGGTAACCACTTTAGACTAATGCCAATAAGCAACTTATCAAGTATTAAAGTAACATTTGTTAACGCAAATTCATTTGCGGTTCGAGGCACTGTGGGTGCTTTGAGTAATGTAGACGAAGCAGAAAAAAATAATGGTAATACTTTAGTATATTATTCGGCAAATACTACATACGTTCTACAGTCACCAAACAATCTCAACATCACAGAGATTGACGGCGGCGAGTTCTAAGAGAATAGATGCATCTTAGATTGATGTACAGCAACATAGTCTTGACTGTTGGTGTTCATACTAAAAGTCTCATCTAATAAACTATATCCTTTAAATTCAACTCGACCAGAATGTAATCTACCAAGATTATATCCTAGTGGTGTTAATAGTTCGTATGCATCCACTAAAAGAAATCTGCTTAGAATAGCAGCAAGACCATATTCAAACTGAATAATACCTATCTTTTTTTCTGTCAGTGAATCAATAAAGCCGTCTAGAACCATACCTTCAGCGCCCTCAACATCTATCTTTAGAAAATCAACATAACCAAGTGATCTGCTCTTGATGTATTGATCACCTGTGAAGATAATACCTTCGCGCCACTCAAAGTTCTCTACTGCTAGTTTAGCGAGATGTGTGCTTACAGCGTCATGATCTTTCCGCCATTTCATTCGTAATGTTCCACATGAATCCGAAAGACCAAATCCATTAGGAATGATCTTAGAGTCTAATGGAATGTTATTAAGAAGTTTCTTATAAGTTTCATATACAACTTCAAATGTATGAATCTCGGCATCAGGATGGAACTCTCTTGCCATGCGAGTCCATTCCCCAATATTAGAACCAACATCTAGAATGGTGTTTAGTTTACCTTGCAGATGTTGAAGAATCCAATCTTCTCCGTGCAAAGCAAATTCTTTTCTTGCATAATCTTTTGAGTATGTTTCAAATGTGTATGTCATGATACTGTAAATGTCCTTTTACCGATATGTCCACATGTTATAGATGTATCGACCCAGAGAGAATGTCCCTTATCTCTTGCTTTTCTACAGAAGTCTAAATCTTCGCTAAAGGTGTCTTTGTGATCTAGAGCATGATGATAATAGAATTGTGGATATCCAATATCAACAAAAACTTGCTTCTTAATTAGAACGCAACCGAAACCAAACGATCCAACTTCTACTACACCCTTACCTTTTAGATTTTCCCAAGGAATATTTCTGAAAGAGAAATCATGTACTTCTAATACTTGATTTTCATTTCGTTGACGATATACCGCAGAGATTGCCGGCTTGTCTGCTGCTAAAAGTCTTGCTAGTGTATCTGGTGGAAAAGTCATATCGTGATCGACAGCAAACAGGTAATCAAAACCTTTAACTGTCCAGTCTGCAATTAGATTGCGAACTTGATCTACACGATAACCATAGAAGTATTGAAATTGAGTTCTATATCCATCAGGTACAATCTGATCGTAGATTGACTTGAATGTATCGGGCTGAATATCGTTAGCAGTAGGAATTGCTATTAAAATGCTTTTCATTATATCTCCATATCAATAGTCTTGGTTTCACCACAAATTTCTTTAGAGTTTTTTGTTTGTTCGTTTGAGTTAACCTTAAAGTCATTCAGAGGATTCATGTCGTTATAATTATATACGACTTCTGGCACACAAACAACCTTTGATGGATCTGCTTTGAGTAGAATAGAATAGAACACAGCATTATCTCCACCTGCTTTATACCACGATCCTGTTAAACTCTTAAATTCATAATCAGGAATGTTATCTAAGAGTCTTCTAGAGAATGTTCTTAGATGAGTATAAGGCATGTTCCAATTAAACTTGTAATCTTTATACAGTCTCATTTCTTTAATAAATGGTGGATATTCTTGAGCAATCAAAGGAATATTGTCAATCATTGACCAACATGAACCATAAGTAAATTCAGCACCATCATGATATAAATTATTGTACTTGTGGAAAATGTTTGGATCATTTACAAGAGAGTCATCACCATCCAATAGCATGATGATTCTGTCATCGTTATACTTTCTAATATTGGTAATTTGATTGTAGACAGCACCCATATTTTCCGTGTTGTTTACAACAGTGAACTTTTTTCTGATCTTTTCGGGTAACTGTTCTAGAGTTTCTTTGATAACTTCAAGAGTTCTATCTGTACTATTATCATTCACAACAACCATATTATACATCAAATAATCCTGAGATGCAACAGAAAAAATACATTTCTGAATATATTTTTCAGAATTATACACAGGAGTTATAACTGTGATCTGTTTTTCTTCTGTTCTGGGGTCTTGAAGTTCCTCTGGATTCATGAATCTACGACCAAAAGCCTTTCTGACTTTGTGATTGATTCTAGAAACTTTATGATATTCGTCAACAGGTAGATATTCTCCTAGTTTGTAGAATAGATGTTGTTTCCATTGAAGTGCTACAGAATCCCAACCGACGATATCTTTTAGTTGATTGCAAGCATACATTTTTTGTTGATGAAGATATTTGTCTTTGTGTGCGCGAATTGCCATATCAACGAAAGCATTTACTTGATATTCATTATTGATATGAGGAAATAAACTGTTTGGTTCGATAGGATATGGAATCTTGTAACAGGCAGAATCAATCGCTGTTTCTTCTAGCGCACCAAAATCACAGGTAATCAATGGAGTGTTATGTGCTAATGCTTCTATACAAGAGATACCGTAAGTCTCTGGATATGCTGCTGGATAAATCATGTACGACGATTCTGCCATAATAGCAGCGACTTGATCTTGCTTAATGATACCAGTAAATTCAATATTGAGTCCCATACTTTTGCTGTACTCAATAAGTTCATAGTATCGCTTCTGTTGAGCGTCAGGTCCATCCTGATCTTTGAACTTATAGTATCCGCCGATGATCTTCAGCCGGGCTTCAGGGATCGCCTCTTGTACTCTTGGCCAAACCTTGTCAATTAGAGGCATCATTCCCTTAGTAACAGAGGAGTTATAGACAAATAGATTTGGATCCTTTTTTCTTACATCAACAAAATCTACATATCTACCTATACCGTTTCTGGTAAGGAACATGTACTTTTTAAGTACCTCAAACATCCTCTTTCTACCATGATGACAATTCGTGACATAATCTAGATGGAAGTCAGACAGAACGAATACTTCATTGAGGCGTTTCTGGATGATCAGGTCCTCCATCAAATCGTCGCCGTCGCAAAATGTATCATGTAGCCACAAGACTCTATGAACAGAGTTAGGAACGATATGATCGAAGTTCGGTAAGGTAACAAAACTCTTAAAGGTTTTATTGATATGTGACGGGGTAAAAGGTGCTACCGAGCGTGATGAAATTACTATACCAAAATTGTTTTCATTAGCAATTTCTCTGATCGGACGATATCTTACATTGTCGTAGATACCAGGCGAACAATCTTTTTCTCCGTCACAATCGTTATAGACGGTAACATCAAATCCGATCTTAGCAAGTTCTCTAGAGATATAGATTACAGCGGATTCAGAACCGCCAAGCCCTCTTTTGGAAAGAGTAGAACCATCATAAGGTAAACCGAGACAATCAATAAAAGTTATTTTCATTAAAACTCCATTTTTTCTCAAACCACTAGTTCGTCTTTTTATAAATAATAACATACAGTTATATAACTGTCAATATTTATGTTGTTTTGCCAATAGATATATATCTAATAAAGGATTGCCATATGTCAGCAAACACGAATATCTATATTCGTAGAACTTCTGTTTCCGGAAAAGTTCCAACAACAGACAATATTGATACAGGAGAGTTAGGTCTTAACTTAACTGACGGTATTCTTTATTCTTCTAATGGTACGGCAATCTTTGCTATTGGCGCAAACAACACAAATGTCAAAGTTTCAAACACTCTTACTGTCAAAGCAATCTCTGCAAATGGCTCAGTCGGCACTGCTGGACAAGCACTAACAAGTAACGGAACATCAACTTATTGGAGCACCGTCACGGGTTACAGTGGCTCTACTGGTTACAACGGATCAGTAGGCTATACTGGCTCTACTGGTTACAACGGATCAGTAGGCTATACTGGTTCTCTAGGCTATGGCGGTTCTGTTGGTTCACAAGGTTCCACTGGCTATACTGGCAGCATCGGCTACACAGGCTCATTTGGCTATGGCGGTTCTGTTGGCTATACTGGTTCAGTCGGTTACACTGGTTCTATTGGCGTAGGCTATAACGGCTCTACTGGTTATACTGGCTCAAGAGGTTACGATGGCTCATTTGGCGCTACTGGTTACACAGGCTCAAGAGGTTACGATGGATCATTTGGTGCAACTGGCTACACTGGTTCACTAGGCTACACTGGTTCACTAGGCTACACTGGTTCTAAAGGTGACACAGGCTACAATGGCTCATTCGGTTATACTGGCTCACAAGGACCACAAGGCGAATTTGGTGGAGCAATATTTTTATACAATTATGATGCCAACACTACAGATAGTAGTGTTGCTAATGGTGCTTTAAAATTCAATAGTGCTAATCTTTCAAGTGCAAATATAATGTATATTGCGTATGCAGATAAAAATGGCGCAAACAACTACAATTATCTAGAAACAATTGATGATTCTACATCTGCTATCAAAGGATCATTTAAACTTCAAGACAACGCAAACAATTTATCGTATGCATACTTCTCAATTACAGGTTCACATACAGCAGACGTAGATCATTTCCATGTTCCTGTTGCTTGGCTAAACGGCGAAACTTCATTTTTAGATGACCTAGAAGTTCTTTCGATATTCAATAGAACTGGTGATAAAGGTGACATTGGTTACACAGGCTCAAGAGGTTACGATGGCTCATTTGGTGCAACTGGTTACACTGGTTCACTAGGCTACGGCGGTTCTCAAGGTGTAATTGGCTACACTGGTTCTAAGGGTGACACAGGCTACGGCGGTTCTCAAGGTGTAATTGGTTACACTGGTTCACTAGGCTACGGCGGTTCTCAAGGTGTAATTGGCTACACTGGTTCTAAGGGTAACACAGGCTACGACGGTTCATTTGGCGCTACTGGTTACACAGGCTCAAGAGGTTACGATGGCTCATTTGGTGCAACTGGTTACACTGGTTCACTAGGCTACGGCGGTTCTCAAGGTGTAATTGGTTACACTGGCTCTCAAGGCGAGATAGGTTATACAGGTTCAAAAGGAGATATAGGTTATACTGGATCCAAAGGTAATACTGGTTATGATGGTTCTATTGGTTCTCTAGGCTACACAGGATCAAAAGGTGATACTGGTGCTTTCGGTGGTGCTGGTTTTGAGTATTACTATAGTGATGAAACAGCAAACACGGATCCTACTGCTGGACATCTAGCATTTAACAATACAAATTTTTCAACAGCAAACACATTATACATCAATTTCTCTGATGCAGAATCAGCAAACGTCTACAATTTCTTAACGACAATTGACGATTCTACTTCTGCTATTAAAGGACACTTTACACTTAGCATTTCAGGAAATACTGCTGCTGGTGTTGCTACGTTCTCTATTGTTGGCGCACACTATGAAACTGGAAATTATTTTCTAGTTCCTGTTTCTTGGTTGTCGGGCAGAACTTCATTAGATGACACCACTCTTTCAACAATAACATTTGCTAGAACTGGTGATATTGGTGACACTGGTTACACAGGTTCCAAAGGAAACGCTGGCTATACAGGATCACAAGGTGGTATCGGTTACAGTGGCTCACAAGGAGACATTGGTTATACTGGTTCACAAGGTGATACAGGATATGATGGTTCCAAAGGAGACGCTGGATACACCGGATCCAAGGGCGATACTGGCTATACAGGATCGCTAGGCTATACTGGTTCTCAAGGTACTCAAGGCGTTATTGGTTACACAGGATCCAAGGGCGATACAGGATACACAGGTTCTAAAGGTGATACTGGTTACGGTGGTTCCAAAGGAGACGCTGGATACACAGGCTCACAGGGCGAAATTGGATACACAGGATCAAAGGGCGATATCGGTTATACAGGATCAGTAGGAGCAGACGCTCTATGGAATTTTACTGGTGCTTACAGCGGCGGTAGTTCATATGCGGTCGGCGATATAGCGACATATGAAGGACAAACTTGGTATCGTATTAACTCCAATGGCGGGAATGTTGGTGACACCCCAGCAGAAAACGCTTTTTGGACACTCATAGCGGCAGAAGGAGAGACGGGTTACACAGGTTCACAAGGTGATATCGGTTATACTGGATCTAAAGGTGATATTGGTTACACAGGGTCTAAAGGCAACACTGGATACACAGGCTCACAAGGAGACATTGGATACACAGGCTCACAAGGCGATACGGGATATGATGGCTCTAAAGGCAACACTGGATACACAGGCTCACAAGGAGACATTGGATACACAGGCTCTAAGGGTAATACTGGTTACGATGGTTCTTTTGGATATACAGGATCAATAGGTTATACTGGATCCAAGGGCGATACAGGATACACAGGGTCTAAAGGTGATACTGGTTACGATGGTTCTTTCGGCTACACCGGATCCAAGGGCGATACAGGATACACAGGTTCTAAAGGTGATACTGGTTACGGTGGTTCAGTAGGTTATACAGGATCCAAAGGTGATACAGGATACACAGGCTCTAAAGGTGATACTGGTTACGATGGTTCTTTCGGCTACACCGGATCCAAAGGTAATATTGGTTACACAGGGTCTAAAGGTGATACTGGTTATGATGGGTCACAAGGAGACATTGGATACACAGGCTCTAAGGGTGATACTGGCTACGATGGATCATTCGGATACACTGGCTCTAAAGGATACACTGGATCCAAAGGCGATACAGGTTACGATGGATCATTTGGTGTCTCAGGCTATACAGGATCATTTGGCTATACTGGATCAAAGGGCGATACAGGCTACGATGGATCAAAAGGTGATACAGGCTATACAGGATCATTTGGCTATACTGGATCAAAGGGCGATACAGGCTACGATGGATCAAAAGGTAATACAGGCTATGATGGTTCATTCGGATATACGGGATCTAAAGGCGATATAGGCTACACAGGTTCAAAGGGTGATATCGGTTACACTGGTTCTAAAGGCGACACTGGTTACAATGGTTCACAAGGCATTGCTGGTGTATCATCAACAATTTATGAATATAATACAACAACATCAACATCAGGATATCCTGGTAACGGAAATATTTCTTGGAATAATGCTACACAAACAAGCGCCAACACAATATCAGTAAGTCATTTGGATCAATTGAATATTGACATTGATGTTTTCTTAGATTTGTTAAAAGAAACACAACAAATAACAATTCAAGATATATCTGATAGCGGCGACTATCAAGTTTGGCAATTGACAGCAGATGGAACAAGACAAACTTCTGGCGCCGATGCTTGGTGGGACTTTCCCGTTACATTGATTGATTCTGCTGGAGCAGGCGCGGGAAGTGGTTTTTCCAACAATACAAAAATAATTCTAGCAATAACTAGTGGTATTGTCGGTTACACGGGATCACAAGGTATTACTGGTTACACCGGTTCTAAGGGCGATACTGGTTACAATGGTTCGATAGGCTACACAGGATCCAAAGGAGATATCGGTTATACGGGTTCACTAGGTTATACTGGTTCTAAAGGTGATATCGGTTACACAGGATCCAAAGGCGATACTGGTTACAATGGGTCGATAGGTTATACTGGATCCAAAGGTGATACTGGTTATGACGGATCATTTGGCTATACTGGATCAAAGGGCGATATCGGATACACAGGATCAAAAGGCGACACAGGCTATGACGGATCATTTGGCTATACAGGGTCTAAAGGTGATATCGGGTACACTGGTTCCAAAGGTGATACAGGCTATGATGGTTCATTCGGTTACAGCGGATCTAAAGGCGATATTGGTTACACTGGATCCAAAGGTAACACAGGTTACGATGGGTCAGTAGGTTACACCGGATCAAAAGGTGACATAGGTTATACAGGATCTAAAGGTGATACTGGTTACGATGGTTCATTCGGTTATACTGGATCTAAAGGTGATATAGGTTACACTGGATCCAAAGGTGATACAGGCTATGATGGTTCAGTAGGTTATACAGGATCAAAAGGCGATATTGGTTACACTGGATCCAAAGGTAACACAGGTTACGATGGGTCAGTAGGTTACACTGGATCACTAGGATATACTGGCTCTAAGGGCGATCAGGGTAATATTGGTTACACAGGATCGCTAGGATATACAGGCTCTAAGGGTGATATTGGTTACACAGGCTCACAAGGACCTGTTGCTGGATCAAACACTCAAGTTGTATTCAATGATTCTGGTGTAGCAAATGCTGTCTCATCGTTTACATTTGACAAATCTACCGGCACAGTTAATGCTGCTTCACATACTGTAGGTTCTTCATTCATTGCTAACACAACAGGCGCTTATCATACCGGCACAGTTAATGCTGCTTCACATACTGTAGGTTCTTCATTCATTGCTAACACAACAGGCGCTTATCATACTGGAACTATTAATGCTGCTTCGTTTACAGTAGGATCAACACATACTATTAACTCAACAGGATTAGTTTTTGGCGCAAATACAAATCTAGGTAACAATCATTTGATTGCTCCTATTATTAAAGCATCATCTGAATTTCTCAGTAACAATGCCACAACAACAGGCGCCACAACTCTAGACTTGTCAACAAGTAATATGTTCTATAATACCCTCACAGGTAATATAACATATACATTCTCAAATGCTCCTTCTGGTCGTGCGTTCTCATTTACAATTATCGCAAAACAAGACGCTACAGGAGGCAGAACAATCACTTGGCCAGCAGGATCTAAGTATTCTGGTGGCACTTCTCCTCCTGCAACAACAACAGCAAATGCGGTTGACGTTTGGTCAGTAATGACGTATGATGCTGGTACAACTTGGATAGTTTCTCTCGCCGTTAAAAATGCTTCGTAAATTATGGTGTAATTAAATGAGTAATAAAGCAAAAAACTTTGAATTAGAAAAAACATGGAGAGCGACTGGAGTTGGCACACAAAACTTCAACGCACCAGGAAACTATAACGTACCTTATGGTAAGTATGATATTCTAGTTACTGCTACTGGTGGACAAAACGTTGTAGGTAATGCCGCAACATATAACACAAATAACGTTGCCACATATAATACACAGAATCCTGCATCATATAACGTAAACACAGCAAACTATAACGTAAACAATATAGCATCATATAACTCACAGAATCCTGCATCTTATAATGCTCAGAACCCTGCATCATATAACGCACAGACAGCAGCAACATATAATGCTAAGAACATTGCTAACTATAACGCACAAAACGTAGCAACATATAACTCACAAAACGTAGCATCATATAACTCACAGAATCCTGCCACATACAACGCAAACAACCCAGCAACATACAACGCAGGAAATCCTGCAACATACAACGCACAGAACGTTGCATCTTATAATGCACAAAACGTAGCATCATATAACTCACAGAATCCTGCATCTTATAATGCAAGTAATGCGAACTATAACTCAAGCAATCCCAACTATGGTGTTGTAGGATTCAATCCATACAACGGATACAATTATCATTTTGAAGTTTATCAAACAAATTTTTCTTTTTATTCGGGATATAATACATCCTTTTTTGCATCAAACGCAACAGCCCCAAATTGTCCTAGTTATTATCAAGTAAACTATGGATTTCAATATTATCAAGTAAACTATGATTCATGCGTAGGATTCGGAAATAATCCTAATTACGGTGTTGTAGGATTCAATCCACAAAACGTTTCTGGATTCAATCCACAAAACGTAGCATCTTATAACTCACAGAATCCTGCATCATATAACTCACAGAATCCTGCATCATATAATGCTAATAACGTAGCATCATATAACGTAAGAAACGTAGTATCGTATAATGCACAAAACGTAGTATCATATAATGCACAAAACATAGCATCATATAACTCACAGAATCCTGCATCATATAACGTAAACACAGCAAACTATAACGTAAACAATATAGCATCTTATAACTCACAAAACCCTGCTACATATAACGCAAACAATCCAGCGACATATAATACACAAAATCCCGCAACATATAACGCTCAAAATATTGCGAACTATAATGCACAAAATGTTGCAACATATAATACAAATAATCCTGCTACCTATAATGCACAAACTGTTGCAACATATAATGCCGCACAAGCAGGAAACGTTTCTGGTGCTTTAGGTGTATATGCTCCTGGCGCTCTAGCAAGTAATACACCAAGTCAGCCTGGCTCATATACACCAGCAACAAGAGTTGTATATTTCAGTTTCCCAGACAGCGCAACCTATCCAGTACAAGTTGGTACCGGTGGTTCTGTCTCAATTCAGTCGAAGTAAAACCATGATCATAGAAGCAAATCCTTTAATTTTCGTCCAAGGACAGAAATACGATAAGAACGATGATCACGATCATGGATTGAATTTCATTCATAATAATTTAGAAAGTGTAAAAGCATCTATGGATTCTGAGGGCAAACCAACTTTGATACTTAAAGACGGATCTACAGATTCTAATGTTATTTCTGATTATTTTGGTGCGACAAATAATGTGTGTTATGTGGTGATTAAAGGTGTTTATGATATAACTTATTCTTTCGATAGAAACACAGCAACCCAAGAACAATTAGATGATATTAAAAAGATAAAAGATTTTATTGACTCACGCGACGAATCAGAAGTGTATGATTATGAAGAATTTAAAAACTCTTTAATTGTTCACATCAAAGATCCAACTTATAATAAGAACGTTTGGATTGATGTTGATAAAGGATGGATTTCTAATCACATAAAAATAAATACTATAATTGGTAAAAAAACGAGAGCATTTGAAATATATAAAGTCAATGTAAAAACAAATAAAACATATAACTTTAAATTTTGTATTCTGGAACCAAGCACTACAATAGTTTTGAATACGCCGACAAATAAAGTTGTGCGTTCATTGAATTTACCAAAACACAAATCATTTAATGTTAATGGTAATATTTATAATGTGTCAACTCGAATTGAGGTAGAAAATACCCTTCAAATAACAAACGATAATTACTCAGAGGATTTAATTGTTGTTGTAGGTGAAGAATGTTAGTATCACACAGTAAAAAGATAGCAGTACATTTTAATCCTAAAACAGGATCACAATCACTCTACAACTTCTTTTTGGGATGTGGACTGGATGTTTGTGTGTTCTCATCCGGACACGAAACGTTTGATGAAGAAGGTTATTCTTTATATGCTTTCTATAGAAATCCAGTAGATAGATTTGTCTCTGCTGTAAATCATGTTAGAAAGGTTCAAAAACATATTGAACTTCATATTTACGAAAAGGTAAATAATGTGAGCATTTCTGCCGAAGAGGCCGAAGTTGCTTATGGTAAATCACCATCAGAAAATCCATATAAAGTTCCTGTGTCTGGTTGGATAGACTTTTTACAAAATATCAGACAAACCTCAAATTCAGAGATATACAACCAAACACTAGTCTCGTTTC